AAAAGCCAATCGGGACAATCTTTCAAGCTTCTCATTTCTTCCCCTGAATTGTAAAAATATCCATAGGAATGATGCTATCGGCTCCCATCACAACTGGAAGCTTCCCATCCCAATTTTGCACCGCTTGCCAAGCGACTAGATGGGCACTAATAGAGCTAGTAAGCATCGCGTTAGATTCTGCTTCAGCTTTTGCTTTGATGAGAGCTGCCTGCGCTAAACCCTGCGCCTTGGCGATCTCTTTCTGAGCTTGCGCTTGGGCTTCCCTTAGTTCATTTTCTCTTTGTTGGGCTCGTTGTGTGGCTTCGATCTTAGAATTAAGCGCACTAACGACTTGCGATGGAAAGTGCAAGGTTCCGATAAGATAGAGCCTATCAACCACGATTCCGAGGGGTTCCATGTCCCGTCTAAGCATTCCCTGCACTGCGTCAACAAATCCTTCCTTTTCGGTTCCATAAAGCTCCTCTACACTCATTTTGCTGGCTACTTTGTTGATCGCATCTCGAGCATAATTCCTGATAAAAATATCAGTAATTTCGTCAATGCCTCTTCTGTATTTGCAGAATAGTGTATGGATAGAATCACTAGGCAGATGATAAGAAATGCCGATATCCGCATTAACATTTAGCCCTTCTCCTGTTTGAAATGTAAAACTTCGATCGCCATCCCAGATGTGATTCTGCGCGAAAATAGGGAAAGTATAGACCTTTTTCCAGGGTGCTACCCAGTGCATTCCTACGTGTAGCTCTTCCGCGTCTGCACCCTTATCCTCGCCAAAAAGATTAACAACCACTCCGACGTATCCTGGACTTACCATTTTGAAGAAAAAAATCCATGTAATAAAGATTGCAGCTCCTGCTGATAGCAGCCAGATTTTTAAAAGAATGCCATTGTCTTTGTAGGCCTTAGTCATATTTTCCCTAGTGTTATTCGGAATAGTGCAATGTTAGACATTACCCTTTTTATCTCTTTTTACCAACGGCCAATCTTTTTTTGATCTGAATTGCAAAACAGTTTATTGTAAAGGAAATATTTTATTACGGAAGAATATGACCCTATTCCCGCAGCTTTCCGATAACTACTATGTGGATAATGATCAAAACGTCCTGAAGCTGATGGATTACACCTACAGCAAAAACATACAGATTAATCAAAGCTTCTGGTCAGAGGCAGACATCGATGCGAGATTCACAGCAGGCGACCAAACCCTTTGGAATGATATCTACGGAAATCTTCCTGCCTTTCGTAGAAGACAGTTCAATTTCAACCGGATCATGCGAATCAAAAACATGATTTCTGGTTATCAACGGCAGCATCGAAAATCAACTGTTGTTACAGCGATTGAAGGTGCAAGCGAACAGACAGCTGCGCAGTTTTCCAAACTGATGTTCAACATCAATAATCGCGCAAGAGTTTTAGAGACCATCTCCGATGCTTTTGAAGGCGCTGTTGTAACTGGAATGAATCTTCTGTCTGTTTGGATGGACTACCGCTATGACCCGGTAAATGGCGATATCCAAGTCGATAATGTTCCTTACAATGGTTATTTGATCGATCCCTATTTTAAGAAAAAGGACCTATCTGATTGCAATAGCCTTTGGACAAGAAAATATCTTTCAAGAACTCAGGCTATGGCGCTTCTTCCCGGCAGAGAAAACGATATTAAAAATATATCTGGTTGGGGTAACAGAGATGGCAAGTTTCAATTCATGCCAGAGTCTTACAACTACGGCATGCAGGATCTAATCATCTATGATGAATTCTGGTATTTGGATTCTAGGAACTGCAAAATGCTCTGTGATGTGCGCAGCGGCGAAACAATGGAATGGAGAGGACAAGATGAAGACCTTAACGAATTTCTTAAACTATACCCGCAGACTGTTGCTATCAACCAAGAAATACCAACTGTCAAACTTGCGATCGTGGTTCAAGGGAAGGTAATGTACCACGGGGCAAACCCCCTTGGCATTGATAAATACCCTTTTGTGCCCGTGTGGGCTTACTATACCCCTGAAATTCCTTATTTCCCTTGGAGAGTTCAAGGAGTTGTCAGAGGACTTCGAGATGCGCAGTATCTGTACAATCGTCGTCGCATCATTGAGCTAGACATTTTAGAATCGCAAATGACATCCGGTTTCATTTATCGCGAGAATGCTCTTGTTAATCCTAAAGATGTGTTCTTACAGGGTCAGGGTAGAGGACTTGCCATTAAGGATTCCGATCGTCCATTAGCTGATTCTGTAGTTCCTATTCAAGCTCCTGCTATCCCCCCTTCAATGATCCAATTGTCCGAGATGCTAGGTGCTGAAATTTCACAAATCAGCGGCGTTAACGAAGAGCTACTGGGATCTGCAGATGATGACAAAGCTGGCGTTCTATCAATGCTCAGACAAGGCGCAGGACTCATCACTTTGCAAGGCCTATTTGATAATCTCGATCAGTCACAAAAGCTCCTCGGCGATATAACAGTTCAATTGATTCAGCAGAACTGGACACCTGGAAAAGTTGCTAGAATACTAGCAGAAGAACCCACACCGGAATTCTATAACAGGGCATTTTTAAAATATGATGCAGTCACAGAAGAAGGTCTCAACACGAGTACGCAAAGGCAAATGCAGTTTGCTCAGCTCCTACAGCTCCGCGAGCTTGGAGTCCCCGTCCCAACCGACGTCCTTATCAAAAATTCTACCCTCCAAGATAAAAAAGAACTCACCGACGCAATCCAGCGACAAGAACAAGCTCAGCAGCAAGTTCAACAACAGCAACAGCAAGTTGAAATGCTATTACAGCAAGCCCAGATCAAGGATCTCGAATCTAGAGCCATGGCAAACGAAGGACTCGGACATGAGAGAGCTTCTCGTGTTGCAGAAAATAGGGCTTTGGCTGTCGAACGAGTTGCAGCGGCTGAAAAAGATCGTGAAATGGCAACGCTCGACAAGATCAAGGGTATCAAAGAACTTGCTATGATCGATCTAGATCATCTCGAGAAAGCTCTAGGCATCTTTAGAGCCATTCAAGAGGATCAGCGCGCTGAAACGGAATTTAAAACGCAAAAAGTTACACAAAAGAGCGCATAAGCTTTTGCAAAAATTATTGGTTATGTAAAGTTAATTTTAAAAAGATAGGGAAAGGAGACAAATTATGTCCAAGAAAGCATCTATGCACGGTAATTCTGAGAAAGAAGGAAAAAGAGTTGGAGCTGGTAAATTTGCTGGTATGCCGACAGAAGTCCAAATGCGCGAATATCCAAAGTCGCATGAATATGGCCCCACAGACCTCGATGATACCATGACTGAAATCGACAGCGTTAATCGTAAGGCGCATATGACATCGCGCAAACACATGTCCAACCAACACTAAGAGGTGTCCAATGGGCAAGAAAGTGGATTTAAATTACGACTTTGATTTCAAGGCTCCTAAAAAAGCCATGGGTCAGGGTAGCTTTGCTAATATGCCCGAGAAACCCATTATGAAGCCATTTAACGATCAAGCTTCCTATCGGATGGGTATCACCAATAACGTGGCATCAGGCATCGATTTGACATCCGGTGTCGATGAAAATGGTATGCGATAATGGTTATGATTAGAAAAAAGGGTAAAGCGGAAAAGATTGCTCAAGATGTCATGAAGAAAAATGGCATCCAGGTTCAAAAGCCCGCTAAGAAAAATGACATTAAATTACAAACTCCTTATTTACAGCATTGATTGAAGGAAATAAAAATGGCTCATAAGAAAAAAGCGCATAAAAAAGAAAAAGAAATGTCCAAAAAAGATGAAAAGCAACACATGGAAATGAAGCACAAAATGGGCGCTCACAAAGCGAAGTGCAAATAATGGCTAAGCATTGGATCCAGGAAGCAATTAAACATCCCGGCGCCCTTCACAAAGAATTGGATGTTCCTGAGGGTAAAAAGATCCCTGCTAAAAAATTAGCTGCTGCTGCAAAAAAAGGCGGTAAAGAAGGCAAAAGAGCGCGCCTTGCTGAAACCCTCAAGAAAATGCATAAATAATCTAGGAAGTCATGAAAAAGAAAGAACCAACCAAAGAGCAGAAAAAAATGCTAGAAAAGGCTACCTTCAAAGAAAAAAAGAAGGAGCATCCTCTTCATAAAGCAATTGCATCTCCTATGGGTAAATCTGCTGCTTCCAAAGGAAAAATGGCTGACCATTTGGGTAAAGCATTTAAAGGCGCTATTACAGGTAGCGGAAGTGCTAAGCATCTTTCTAAAGGTCTTTCAGGAAAAAGAAAAATGGAAGACGAATGATTTCACGAGCTAATCTCCCTCTTATCGTCCCTAGGGACAAGCTCAAGGTTAAGGGTGCACAGGTAGGGAAGGCTGTCTTTGACATCCTCTCTAATCCGAATCAGGCTAGCCAGGAAGTGGGTGAGACGTTGGAAGCCATGACGCCGCGCTATTACCAAGAGCTTATGGCTACGATCAATACCAATAAGGGTAAATTCGAATCGTCTTTTTTTATTGTGGTTCTTCGCAAAAAGGAACCCTGGGCACTCAACGTTCTTAGGCAATGGTTTGTCTCTAGACAAACAAAACCATCCGCAGCCACCCTCCGAGAGGACTACCCTAACTTCGATCATGACGTTTGGCATATCAACTCCAAGGATTCTTCCATTAACTTTTTATATACCCTTCCAACAGCGCAGGATTCAGCCTCAATCCTCAAGAATAAAGATAGCTATGACCCCGAACTAGTGGCAACTATCGTCAAATTTAATGAAGGAAAGCTTTAGGCTCATTCAGGAATCGAACCTGATGCCAAGGCGTTAACAGCACCCTGCTCTACCGGTGAGCTAATGAGCCATTGATTACCTTTTCTTATTTTCTGATTTCCTAGGGGTTTCAGAAAATAAGAAATTTCAGAAGTGTACAAAACCATAAAGATAGGACTGGGATTTGAACCCAGGCGTTATAAAACAATGGATTTGCAGTCCATCCCCTTAAGCCACTCGGGCATCCTATCGTTTTCTAGAGAGGAAGGGTTCGAACCTCCAACCTTATCAGCCAAAGTGATAAGCTCTACCGATTGAGCTACTCTCTAATAAAATAATCCCGCCTACAAAGGAAGCCTAGGAAGACAAAAGAGGCCACAAACAGCCTTTAACTTACCCTAGGACGTTTCAGATGATCCGTGCATTCTTGCTATCTACGATCTTGCCACAAAAAAACTTGCTACCTTGGATCTTGAGCCTTGTGTCTTACCGGTTTAGTCCTCTCTAAAAGAAGATGCCCTTCGGCGCAACATATAGGATTCGAACCTATTACTTTCGCATTACAAGTGCAACGCTCTACCCATTGAGCTAATGTTTTTTATGTCTGTGTTCCTTTAATTTTTATCTCTTCGCATCGGGAAAATGATTAGCCTTCTAATAGTTCAACAGTGCAATTTGCCATCTCTAGCGCTGCGTCAATCGCAACAGGCTCATACTTTAATTGATCTACCTTCTTGGCCTTTTCAGCTGGATCGTAGTACCTACGCATTTTGATCAAGCCGACGGCTCCTGTTGTTTGCTGATACTGCTTATCGGATAGTCCTTTATCCGTAA